ATGGCGAACAAACGACTGCGGCCGTCCGGCACGTGGGAATACACGATCAAGCGGGCAAAGCTGCTACCAAAGCCACTTTCCCTGACCTTTGAGACCGAGGAAGAGGGCGACGCGTACGTTGCCCGATTGGAGCAGCTGCTGGACGCCGGCATCGTGCCGGATGAGGTCGTCGAGCAGCGTGAAGCGATCGCAACTACAGGCGACGCCATTCGGGCGTACTTGCGTCGTGTCTCCGTGCCTGACTCCGAAGTCCAGGTACTCAATGCGCTCCTCGGCAGAGCGGCCATCAAGGCAAAGTCGCTTGCGACGCTCGACTACCAGTGGGTCGAGCAGTGGGTGACGACCATGAAGCGTCATGACCACCTATCGCCGTCAACGATCCGGCACTACGTCGGTGCGTTGGCTCGCTGCTTCGATTGGGTGGTGCGATCGGGCACGCCGTTGTTGGCGACCAACCCCCTCCGCCTGCTCCCGAAGCGATACGCAACTTACACCGATGAAGACCGCGTGGCGGTAGAGGCGCAGGATGTCGACGCGAAAGAGGACGTCCACCGCGATCGGCGGCCGAGCGAGGCGGAGCAGACTGAGATTCGACGACTGATGGCCGGCGGGAAGCCAAACGGCCGCGAGCGTGCGTTCGATCTCCCGTACCGGCCGGCGCTGGTGTTCCTCTTCGAGCTCGGCATCGAGTCCGCCATGCGGATGCGGGAAATGTACACGCTGGAGATCGACCAGTTTGAGGTTGGTCGCCGGACGGTGGCGCTCGAGAAGACGAAGAACGGCAGCAAGCGCTCGGTGCCGCTGACGACGATCGCGATCGCCGCGTACGAGCGGTACGTGGCCGCCGTGAATGGGGGCGATCCAGAAATGAGCGGCTTCACCTTCGACGCGGGCCGTTTGTTCCCGTGGGTCGACGATATGGAGGCGTCGATGCGGGCCGAGGGCGTGCCGCTCTTGAAGCGCAAGGTGCTTGCTCGAGTCTCGTCGCGTCTATCGGCGCAGTTTGGGCGGATCTTCGACGCGGCCGGTTGCTCGGATCTCGTGTTCCATGACCTGCGGCACGAGGCGACGTCGCGGCTGTACGAGCGTACGACGTTGAGCGACGTTCAGATCGCGAAGATCACCGGGCACACGAACCCCAAGGTCTTGATGCGCTATGCAAACCTGCGGGGAAGTGATTTGGCGGAAAGGCTTTGGTGAGACCCCGGCCGGACGGCCGGGGTGTGGCGGGAGCGATCACGCGGCCATTGCGGCCGGTGCGTCCAGTTCGGGGAGGTGTGGAAGGGGACGTGCTTTGCGTCCGGGACGGCGCGGGTCAGTCTGGGAAAGTTGCTTTCGGATCGCCTTGTCGACGCGTGCGTCAGTTGCCGGCGACCCGCACCGAATCTGTTCGATTCGCTTCTGCGTTTGTGCCTGCACCTGTTCGCGCAGGTAGGCGACGACGTCGTCTTCCAGAAAGACCCAAGCTCGGCCGATCTTGGCACCGAGGATGTCGCCGCGATGGACGATGTCGAGCAGCGTAGTGCGGTCGATCTTCAGAAACTCCGCGCATTCGATCAGGTCAAGCGTCCTCACGCGTTACTTCCCGGAGCTGCGGTGATGCGGTCGCGCCATTGCTCCAGCTGCTCGATATACTCGGCGTGCGTCGGGTGATCCGCGACGGCAAGCCAGCATTCGTGGCTGCTGCAAGCTCCGCCGCTGATCGCGTGCGCGCTCAAGCGGTCGGCGCAGATCTGCGTGGCTAGATCGGTAAGGGCGGTGACCAGGTGGTCGACCGTATCCGCCTGCAACTCCAGGCGAAACTGGACCGCGCGCTTCGGGGGCGTCGTCATCGGCTACCTCCTGCGCGTGCAGCTGCGCGATCAAGCCGCTCGATCTCGGCGAGGATCAGTGCGCCGGCTTTGACCAGTTCGCGTCGACGGTCATCACCAACCTTTGCGCTCCAGCCAGCAGGCAGGATCGCTTGGCCGAACGTGGCGCCATAGCCGGTATCGGTTGCCAGCCAGTCGCGGACGCCGGCGGGCATCGCGTAGAACGCGGCGAGCGATGCGATTTCGCCGCATGCATGCTCGTCGTCGTGTTCTACCGTCCAGCCTTTTTCGGTGATCTGCCGACGGCGCTCGGCACGCACATCGACCACTGCGGCCGTGACGTCATGCGACGCGTTTATCACGATTCCGCCGTCCTTTCGCATCATCCAGCCGCGCTTGCCCGGCACATAGTCGCCGGACATAATCGCCGGGATCTCTGCCGGGTCCGCCGCCGGCGCGGGGGTGTGAGATTCAAGCGCATCGGTTGCCGCGAGGATCGGATTGTTCGCGCTCGACCACTCGCCGACATCCACGTCGAGAAACTCGCCGACCGTTTTTGCGAGACGCGTGCCATCCTCTTCCATCTGGTCGCGCTCGTTAATCGTTCGCGACAGATCGCGTTCCGTTGCCCCTTCCAGCGTCTCGTTGGCAGATGCTGTGCGGGCCGTTAAATCCGACTGGCGCATGGCCATGGCCGCTGCGATGGCCAACGGCGCGTTTCCATGGTTGGGCCACGTTTCAGGATCTGCGCCGATGATCGCGGCAACAGCTTTGCGCGTTTCATTCAGGGCATCCCATGCGGTATGGTGCGGGCCAAGCCACTCCACCCGCTCGTCCGTCGGCGCGAGCGCGGGTTTTGTTTTCACCCACTCGGAACAACCCTCGCGCACTCGCGGCAGGTCGCCATCGCACACGCAACCGCCTGCCCGTTCGCAATACCCGCTGGGCGCTGCTGCGGGCTGCTCGGCATGGGATGCTGCGAGGAGGTTGCGCGCGAACAGTACGACGCTCAGATCGCTGCCGTGATACTGCGGGTGCGGGTTGAACTCTTTCCCGTACCGGCTTTCTTCGACGCTGAAGTGCGGCTCGGCGATTGAGAGAATCTGCTCGTCCGTCAGCGCATCAGTGTGGATCTTGTCGGTAGTGTTCATTGTTGGTCTCCGGATGTGAGTGTAGGCAGGGCGCGGCCGAGTTGCATCAGGCCGGTCTCAAGCGTGACGCCGGCAGTGGCTGCCCATGTGCGGGCCTCCTGCGCGGCTTTGTGGCGGGCGAACGAACCGACCTCGTCGGCCATCAGGTCGAGCAGTTCGACGTCGGCCGCATGCGAGATCTCGATGACTAGGTCGCGGATCGTGGCGCGAAGCGCTTCGATCCGCTCGGCTCTGCCTCGGCGGGCAACCGCCGAGGCATCGTTCACCTGGATAGGTTTGCGACGCGCAAGCGTCGCTTCGTCCTTCTGGATCGCTTTTGCGGGCGCACGCCCGCGCTGTTCGGTCGCGATTGCCTTGCCTTCGACACTCGCGAGCGCAATCGCGGTGCGCTGTTTTCTGTGTTCCCGCTTACGCGGCAGCGGACGTGGGGTAGAAAGGGCCGGGCGCGGGGTCATTGGGCTGCCTCCCGCGCCATTTCGGGCGTCCAGTCGGGGTCGGGCATCGTGAACAGCTTATCGAGCCACTGCCGAACGCCTGCCATTTCCTTCGCCTTCGAAGCGCTAGTGCTTTCGAGGGTGCGGGTGAGCACCTGAACCGCAGCCCGGATCGCTTCGACGCGCGTCCTGTACCGGCCGGGGGATTCGCCGTCGATGCGCTTGCATGGCGACGATCCGCCCGCGCTGTTGAAGGCGTACGAGAAACCGAACTCCCAATCGCCCTCTGCGATCTGCGCGAGCCGAATCTCGACGGACGCGCGCCCGGTGCGCTTCGAGATGGGCGCGGACAGGATTTCCGATGGCTCATACACGCCATGCTCGTTTGCCTTGGCGATCGGATACTTCGGCCGACGCGTCGGCACGGCATCGAGCAGGTCTTCGAAGCCCGTCAACGCGCGATGTACGCCTGCGATCGTGCCCGGCGACAACTTGCCGAAGCCTGGATCGTGCAACACGCTTTGCAGCGCTTGCAAAAGTTGCTTTGCATGTTGCTCGCCAATCTTCCGTTGAGGCTCGGCGGCGGCCATTGCCGCGACGCTCTTGGGCGACGCCGTGTGGAGATGCTTTTTCGTGACCTTCGTCTTGCCCGCGTCTTTCGCTTTCGACAGGCCGGACACGATGCGCTCGAGCGCCTTGTCACCGCCGTGCGCGCGGATCTCTTCGATCGCGAGGGTGCCTGCGATTGCACCGCCGCGGACGAGGTCGTGCAGTTCGGCCGGGGCTTTTTCCAAAAGCGCGGCATCGCGGATAGTCTGCTCAGTGATATTTAATTCGAGGCAGATCCGCTTTGGGTCGTACTGGTGGATGTCGCGCAGCTCGGCAATCGCGGAGGCCAGATCCAGAGGCGACGCTGCCTTCTGGCGGTTATTGTGATAGCCGTCCACCACCATCTTCGCGCGGTCGACTTCACGGCTATCGCGTACCACCAAGGGGATCTTGCCGAGATCCTTTCCGGCCTTGATCGCCTTACCGGCTGCGAGATAGCGGTGCTGCCCCTTGTAAACGTAGAAAAGATCCTTCCCGTCAACTTTGCGCACATAGCAGTGCAGCGGCGAACCCTTGTCGTATCCATGCTGGATCATCAGAACCGAGAGTTCAAGCACCCACGCAAGGTCGACCGCGCGAATGTTGTCGGCCGGGTCATAGTGAATCTGGTCGTACGGCACCATCCAGAGATCGGCGGACGTGGCACCGGCCTGAGCCGCAGCTGCCTTCGTGTTCCCGGTCTGGATCGGCGCAGTCAGGTCGAGCTGTTGCGTGCGGTCGTTCATTACGCCACCTCCTGCAGTTCGAGGCTGCTGGCATACGCGAGCGAGCAATCGAGCCTGAGCCGCAACTGCGTCTTAGGTCGACGTAACACGACCTTCGTGTAGTGGCCGTCGAGATCAACGCGCTCGACGCGCCAGCCAAGCGAAAGAAAACCTGCTACTAACCGATCGGGCACATTACCGAGGGACACGCTCGGCAGAATTCGGAGTCCCCATTGAGCGCGCCCGGCGTTGTCTCCGATTTTCCGGCAGTCGACGAGGTGCATCGAGTACCGATCGATGTCGACATAGATCGCCGATTCAGCGAGCTTCGTGAGATCTCGTTCAACAGCAATAATGTGCTTTGCTGCTCGTTTCAGCTCGGCAATCCGTCGCTCATGTTGGCGATTGGCAGCGGCGACGATCTCAGAGTAAGTCGTCGGCGGCATGTAGGTGGTCGCGCGCTTCATGCGACTTCCTTCGCGCCGCGCTTGCTGCGGCGCTTTGCCTGCTGTGCTGCAGTGGCGATCGCGTTTTGCGCGGCCTGCTCGGCGGCTTTTCGCTGGCGACGGAATGCATTGATCGCACTCTCACAGTCGGCCTCGCACGGAATGGAGATTTGTGTGCGGATGACATCGAGGCCATCCATGATCAGGTATTCGGTATAGATGCTGTCGGCGATCGGACGGCGCATGACGACGGTTTGGACGACGAGAATCGGCGTCGACGGTCGGCGCGCGTCGCGATCGTAGCGGACGATGGTTCGCAGACTGAGGGTATTGCCGCGTGGGGCATCGGTTTCGAAGCGCTTGATCGGGCGGGGCATGGTGTTACTCCTGTTCGCTTTCGCCGGCCGCGCGACTCTTCAGGTCGACGTGTCTGGCGTGTGGTTGCTGGTCGCGTGTCCGGAGCGCCGCGCAGTTCGCGAGGCAGATCCGGAGGGCGGGATTGGTCAGGGATGCGGAGGCAGGGCCGGGCAGGCAGCGAAGGCGACGCTCGCGAGCGATTTCTTCGTCGGAGATCAAATCCACCGCTGTCATGGCCGGGTTATCCCGCGTGCGAGCTCGAGCTGACGACGGCAACGTGATTGACCATCGACATTTCCGAGCGAAACGTGCTCACGGCAACGGCGATGAAGATCACGAGCAGGGCGATGGTCGTGCGCGCCGCGCCGGTCTGGGATTTGCGGTTTTGGCCCATGGTTACACCTGTACGCGCGAATGCGTTCGGGTGGGGGACGATGAGGCCGTGTCATTTCCGGGCAGCAGGTTCACAAGGATCACGACGACTGCCGCGACCATCACGAACCGCCACGCGATCGACGACTCAATCGGCTTGACGGGCGGAAAATAACTTTGCTGCATGCGCTGGATTGCAGCCCGACGGGCGGCACTATGCGCGTCAAAAAGGGGTTTCATGCAGTTCTCCGGTCGGCGCGTCGGGTGACGCGTTCCGCCGGAGGATATCCGCATACGGAATTAAATGTCAATCCGTATGCGGAATTTCAGCGTGCAATAATTAGGGGCGTATCAGCTTATGCGGAAGCTGCTAGCGCCTCCGGTTCCATAGCATTGCTGCGCAAAATTGGCCGGCGAACGAGAGTGCGGCATCGATCAAGGGGTATTCGTTGATGTAGGTGGCGGTCACGAACGTCAGTGTCGCGATTGCGGCGAGCGTGGCGGACCCGCGCTGGCGGGGAGACGGGGGCGCGGGTGACGCGCGCGCGACAACTTATCGGTGAGGCCTTTAAGGCCGCGCGTGAGAAAGGGGACGAACTCCGGTTCTAAGCCGGTGGTCGTGGAGTCCAGCGAGCCGTCGGCACGTAAAAGGACGAGCGCGGCCGCAACAGCGTAAGTCCCATTAGATTCGAGTCGTGAGCTGAGGTGTGATGCGATTCGCAAGTGCCGCGCTTCGAGATTACTTTGCGCGGCCCGCTTGGTTTGATTCGCGGCAACGCGATCCCGCGATCGATATGACGAAAGACTAGTGACTGTTGCTTGCGCCTCGGATTTTGCGGCGTTTTCGGGCCGGTTGGCTATTGGTCTCATGTTCGCTCAGCGTATCAGTGGTTAGATCACGTTGAGCGACGCGCTCGACGAGCGAGCGCTCGTCATCCTTAGCCGGAATGGTCTCCGACAGCGATTTCAGTTCGTCAGCACTGCCAGTGCTGGCTTCGTATGCAGCAACTACAAATTCGGCAAACGCTCGAATCTTTTCCTTTTCGCTGGGTGGAAGGCGCGCGAAGCGCTTGGGGTCGACAGGAAACGCGGCAATCCCCTCCGCGTCGCTGTCATCGAGCAGTTGCGCGATCGAAATGCCAAACGCCGAGGCCAGCTTATAGGCGGTCGTCAGTTCTGGCTCCGTGTCCTGATGCAGCACGCGGTGAATCGAACTCTGCGACATCTTAGCCCGTGCCGCGAGCTTCGCTTGCGTGTCTGCGGCCGGAACTCTCCCCATCCACAGACGCACCTTGTCTGCCAGGAATTTCCGCATCGAAAGGTCTTTGCTCATGGGGACCATCATTCCATATATGGAATTCCCTATGAGGAAGTTTCGATCCTGTGTTAAATTCCGCATACGGAAGTTTTCCAAATTGAGGGAGCTATGAAAAGCAACCGCGAACCCATGCTCAAGACTGTGCTGCGCCGTCTGAATCAGGTGAAGGGTGATTGGCCCCGAATCGCAGACGAGAGCACGGTGCCGTACCAAACCATCACGAAGATCGCATGCGGCTTCGTTCGCGATCCTAGGGTATCGACCGTACAGGCGCTCTACGACTACTTCGACAGTCGTCCGGAGCACGCGGCCTAGTTTGCATCGTAGGCCTCAGCCAGCTAGGTAAACAGAATGAAAGTCCACCATCATCAAGAACAGACGGGACTCCAATGACCTGCAGATACAGCGGAACCGAATGGCTCGACGTCCTCTACACCTCGATCCGAAACACGCCGGGCGGGGTGGCGGACGCAGCGAATTTCCTGACTGCGCGACGCGGCCGATCAATCTCGGCGGAGGCGCTCCGGTTGCGTCTTCGGGCCGTCGACGAGAACCGTCTTTCGATGGAAATGTTCGAGTTGCTGATCGAGTGGATGGACGAGCGTCGGTCGACGTACGCGCTGGATGCGTTATATGCCCTGAACGAGCGGTTCGGGCTGCGGGCATCCGAGGCGCACGCCATGCCGACCGGAGATCCCGCCGAGGCCCTGATCGATGAGGCGCTGCAGATTGCGAAGCATACGGGTGAGGTCGCGGATTCCGTGCGTGCCGCGCTTGAAGATAAGGTCGTCAGCGAAGGCGAGGCGACCACAATCACGACGGCGGCCCGGTCGCAGCAGCGTGCCCTCGACCGCCTCATCCGGCTTGTCCGAATTGCCGTTCGTGCCACGAAGCCCCCGTTCAATCGGGACTGAGCCGCCATATGCGATTCAGCAATGGAATGCAGTGCTGCAACCCGTTTCGCGTGGAGGCGGGACTTTCATGCGACTACGGCAACCAGTTGTGCTGCGCTAGTAATGCGCTCGAGCGGATGGCGACAAACTTGCCGTCCGGTGTTCCACGTCTCATCAATACGCTGCTCGACACGTTCCCGGCTTCGGCCGGATACGTGATGCAGCACGCCTTGCGCTATGCCGATCCCATCGTCGCAATCGACGTCGCAGCGAAATACTGCGCGTCTCTCCCGGCGCGTGCGGAGCGGCTGGCATTCAAAGACCAGATTGCTGGCTTTCTCAGCGGTGAGCAACTGGCTCACTTCGAAAGATCGACGCGTGCCGAATTTGATCGGCGCAAAGCATCAACCAACCGGGGGTAACAAAGTGACTTTGCCGAAAGTCTCGATCGCGCTTCGTGCGCGTCATATCCGTGCAGCACATCGTTTTGTTGTGGGTCAATCTGCCTTCGTTGCAGGACGCGCATCGTTCCGTCGTCGCCGGGCCGCCCGGATCTTCTCGACGGGGGCGTGAGTCTTGTCCACGATCGATCAGATCATTGCGCAGCTCGACGCTGCGGGGCACCCGCGATTGCCCGACGGACACCCCATCGCGGACGGCAAACCGCACCGCTATGGCCCGAAGAAAAAGCACTGGTACTCGCTGCACGAGATCGTTCGGGGCGGGCAGGTCGTCGGCTACACGGGCGCGTTTGGCGAGTGGGGCGGTGACGATAACGGGGCGCAGAAGTTCGTGTGGCAGGGCGGTGCGCTCCCTCCTGACGTTCTGGCGGAAACTCGTCGTCGACAAGAGGCAACCGAGCGGGCAGAAGAGGAAAAGCGGCGCAATGCGGCGAAGCTCGCCGCAAACCGCGCGCGCCAGCAGTGGGGCGAGGCTGCCGAAGAGGGCACGTCCGCTTACCTAGAGCGCAAGCAGATCACGGCCGAGGGCGTTCGATTCGCCGAGGACGGGACGCTGTTCGTTCCGCTATTGCGGTACACGGTCGACGATGTTCGCATGGTCGGCCTGCAGAAAATCACGCCCGACGGCGCGAAGCGCTTCAACAAGGGGACCGAGAAGAAGGGTGCGGAGTGCCGCCTTGGCACCCTGAGCGGCGACGACAAGATTGTGATGGTCGCGGAAGGCTACGCTACCGGTCGCTCGATTCGCATGGCGACCGACGAGGCTATCCCGCTGTCAGTGTGCATCGACGCCGGCAATATCATGTCCGCCGCGCGCGCATTGCGCGATGCCTATCCCGACGTCCATATCCTGATCTGCGCCGATGACGACTGGAAAGTCGAGCAGCAGATGCGCGGTTGGTTGGCCGATAAGCTCGGGTATCGCGGCGAACTGGTCGTCGGCGCGGATCCAGTTGCGATCGAGCATCGCGGCGTCGTTCATCACGTCAGCGCGGAAGTTGCGCAGATCAATGGCGGCGTTCCCTTTCTCGAACTGCGCATCACTACGGAGTCGCGGCCGGAACAGATCAAGCGGTTCGAGAACACGGGCCGCGCACGTGCGGAAGAGGCTGCGGCAGCGGTTGGCAACGCGAGCGTAACGTTCCCGGTCTTCTCGAACCGCGAGGATCGAAAGCTCACGGATTTCAACGATCTGCATTGCGAGGAAGGCATCCACGTCGTCAAAGAGCAGATCGCGTGCGCGATCCTCTCCGCGCTCGCTCCGGCCGCAAGCGATGTGAAGCCGTTCCCGCACTTGCATGCGGTTGAGCGCGGTGCTGACCCGATGTTCGATCAAGCGGTCGCAGCGGTGCGAGAGGCGCATCGTGCGTCCGTCTCGCTCGTGCAGCGGCAGCTCAAGATCGGCTACAACCGTGCGGCTCGCCTGCTCGAAGACATGGAGAAAGCCGGGATCGTGTCGGAGGAGAACGACAAGGGCTCCCGCCGCGTGCTGGACGCAGGCGGTGAATTCCCCCCTTCGTCCGCTGGCGCCGCCGCCGACGAGCTGCCGCCTGAGGAAGAGCGTCAACCTCGGTCATGGTACGCGGATCTGCGTCGCACGAACAGCGGTGCATTGCTTCCGACCGTCGACAACATTTTCGCGATCCTGTCGAACGATCCGAAATGGGACGGCGTCCTCGGCTTCGAGCTGTTCGCGCTGCGGATCGTGAAACTGAAGCCGCCACCATTTCCAGGCGGCGAGGTCGGCGAGTGGACCGATCGTGACGATGCACGTTGCGCGTTGTGGCTTGGCCAGCGCTACGCGGTCAGCCCGCGCGCAGACCTGATCTCCGATGCCGTGTTTCTGGTGGCCGAGCGCAATTCGTATCACGAGGTCCGCGACTATCTCGCCAGCCTGACATGGGACGGCACTCCGCGGTTGAAGAACTGGCTCGTCACGTACCTCGGCGCGGAAGACACGGAATATGTGCGGCTCGCCGGATTTAAATGGCTCGTTGCATCGGTCGGTCGCGTGATGAAGCCCGGCTGCAAGATGGACAACGTGCTGATTCTCGAAGGCGCGCAAGATGCAGGCAAGTCGTCAGCCTTCCGGACGATCTTTTCGCAACGCTGGTTCACCGACGCGAACATCATCATTGGCGACAAGGATTCGTATGCCGTGATGGCCGGAAAGTGGGTGATCGAGCTGGCCGAGCTGGACGCGCTATCGAAGTCAGAGTCATCTAACTCGAAGCGCTTCTTCTCGACGGCCGTCGACACGTATCGGCCGCCGTACGCGAAGCGTGCGATCGACGTGCCGCGTCAGAGCGTGTTCGCTGGCACGGTGAACTTCGACACATACCTGAAAGACGAATCGGGCAACCGACGCTACTGGCCGGTCAAGGTGGCGGGCGTGTTGAACCTGAAGGGGCTCGCGGCCGACCGTGACCAGATCTGGGCAGAGGCATACCAGACCTACTGCGAATGGGATGCAGCCAACATGGAGGCCGACGGCGTGCTGCCCGCCCCGTGGCAGGTCTTGCCTGAAGAAAAGCCGCTGTTCCGCGTCGAGCAGGATGCGCGGTACGAAGGCGACGTGTTCGAGCCGATGATCGCGCGCTTCATCGAATTGCGCGACAAGGTGACGATGGAGGAGATTCTCGGCGAGTGCCTGAAGCTGGACATCTCGAAGTGGACGCCGGCGGAGCAACGTCGCATCGGCAAAGCGATCAAGTCGATCGGATGGGTGCGAAAGCGCGAGTCGAAGGGCGCGCGAGGCTGGTATTACGAGCGGCCAGAAGAGGTCGAGATCGTCGCACGCCCTGCGTCAGCAGTGCGCGCGGCAGCGGAGGTCGGCGATGAATCGTGCTTCTGACGACCGCATGCAGGATGCATCGTTCGGCGCGCTGCGTCAGCGTTGCTTGTCGCGCCATACCGGCATTCCTGCCGCGCCTCATGGGCGCAATCGGCGCGCCGATTATCGTCCCGTGTCCCGACGTCCCAAGCGTCCCGCTTCGCGTACGTGCGTATGCGCGTGCGACGTGCGCGACACGTGCACACGGATGGGCGCACGTCGCGAGCGCGTGCGCGCGCACCTGACCTTCTTTCCTTGGGACAGTGGGACAGTAGGACAACATAGAGAACGGGGTGAGGGATGATCGACCTGAAAGAACAAGCCGGGACCGCGATGAATGTGCAGAGTCAACTGAACGATCAGGCGGTCGATGGTGAGCCGACCTTGGCGGCCTTGGCGTTTGCGGGCGAGCTCGGAAAGTTACTTTGGCACATGAAATACGGTCAGGACGTGTCGTATGTGCATGACGTGAAGCGCTCCCCATTCCGCCGCGCGATTCTGCTTCTGTCACATCGAATCCGCACATCGCGGAAGTTCTCGCGGGCGAAGTTCACCGGCCTCGACCATCAACAAGCGGTCGACAAGCGACGCGGTTTGAAAGTCGAGGTTGCGAAGGCAGACATCATCGAACGATTTGCACGCCGAGTAATCGTCGAATGGTGCGCGGACATTTGCACCGATTGCGACGGTCACGGCGTGGTCGGCCGCTCGCGTCGGGACGAACCGACAGACCGCGACATCGAATGTCCAGCCTGCAATGGTCGTCGAAAGGTTGTGGACGACGAGCAGCGCGTGCCATTCGCACACAACGGTCGAGGTCCGATGGTGTTTCGAGAATACGGGGAATGTCCGGAATGTGACGGGGTGGGGAAGATCCGCGTATCGGAATCGGGGGTACGCGTCGGCCGACAGATCTGCAAGAGCTGCGCCGGGTCAGGCAAAGCTGCGATCGACGAGCCGGCACGTGCGCGTGCGCTTGGTATCTCGTTGAACCTGTACCGCTCGCAGTGGCCCCGGCATTTTGTCGCGGCGCTCGCGTTGTTGGATGGCGTCGACGGTAGGGTGTCAGACACGGTGCGGCGGAAGATGCAACGATGAAAATCTTGCAAACCAAGAACAGCGCGCATAAAATTCGGCCATCCTTTACCGAGTCACTGGATATTCGCTGGCACCGCGCGTTAGTCGTGCAAACCTCTCGGAGACATAACAACAATTAAGGGTGCCCGTTAGGTCAGTGGGAGGCGTTCGCCTTCACGAAACAGAATTTACGAAGCCTCGAGCGCGAAAGCCTCGGGGCTTTTTGCATTGGGGACCGCATGTCAGGCCGATCATTCTCGCTGCGCGTCGACACGTCCAAGCTCGAGGCATCGTTTGACGATCACGTGCAACGTCAGTTGCCATTCGCGATCTCGAAAACGTTGAACGACACGGCGCAAGCAGCGAAAGCTGCTTTGGCCGACACGATGCGCGAAGTGTTCGACCGGCCGACGCCATACACGATGCGGTCTCTGCGCATCAGGTCCGCAACGAAGCAGCGACTCGAAGCGCGCGTCGGCTTCATTGACGAATCGTTCAAAGGCACGCCGGCAACGACCTACCTGATGCCCCAGGTGTCGGGCGGTCCACGTAGCGTGAAGCGCGTTGAAGCGCTACTGCGTGCGCGCGGTTTGCTCCCGTCGGATATGTACGTTGTTCCAGGTGCGGCGGCGCAGCTCGATCAGTACGGCAACTTCAGCCGGGGGCAGTATTCGAAGATCCTCGCGCAGCTGCAGGCTTCGCGTGATCGGACGCAGAACGAAACAGTCCGATCGCGTCAGCGGCGGAAGCGTGATCCGCTTCGTGACGCGCGCTACTTCGTTGGCCGTCCGGGCGGCGGCAAGATGCCGCTCGGAGTGTGGGCGCGATACCAGTTCGCGGCAGGCTATGCGGTTCGGCCTGTCCTGATGTTCGTTCGTGCGCCGCAATACGGTGTGCGATTTCCGTTCGATCGAATCGTCGAGACCGCATCGGCCCGGACGTTGCCGACCGCGTTCGATGCTGCATTGACGCTCGCGATGTCGACCCGCCGGCGTTAGATGAGAATCATTCTCGTTATGGATGGCTGTCAATGAGAGTCATTCTCATTTTGGCGGGTCCTCCCGAGGCTGCGGCCCATGCGGGTAATTCGAGCCACGTCAGGCGCGTTGTGTCAAAGATTTTTCAGGGTGGTCACCGGGGTGGTCAGGTGGTCAGTTTCGGTGGTCAATGGGTGGTCATATGGCTGAGATGAGTCAACGCGCGTTCGCGCGTCACATGAACGTCGCGCTCAACTCGGTCCAGAAAGCGATCAAGGCGGGCCGGATCTCGCTAAACGCGAACGGCAAGATCGACTCGGAGGCGGCCGAGGCGGCATGGCGGCGCAACACCGACGAATCGCGCCGGTCGTTCGAGGATCTGTCACGCGCGACGCCCGCGCTCTCCTCGGCTTCTCTGCCGTCGTCGCTTGGTGACGACGATGATGACTTTCCCGCTGGCGCGAAGAACGAAGACCCGCACATGGCGAAGTATCGCGCTGCGCGTGCGCACCGCGAGGAGACGCGCCTCGAGCGCGAGCGGATGGAGCTGGCGCGCGAGCTCGGCAACACGCTCGCGCTCGCCGATGCGCAGCGGATCGCTTTCACGGCCTTCCGTACGGTACGGGACAACGTGATGAATGTACCCGTGCGCGTGAAAGACATTCTCGCGGCCGAAGACAGCGCGGCCCGAGTCGAATCCATACTTGAGGAGGAGCTCGCACGGGCGCTGTCCTCGGTCGACGTAGACACGTTGATGCAAGATCAAGACGGTGACGCCGATGGGAGCGATAGAAGCCTTCCTGAAGACGATCAAGGAGGCGATTCAGCCTGACGAGCGCATCGGCATCGCCGAGTGGTCGGAGCGGCATCGGATCCTGCCTGAGAACAGCCCGGAGCCGGGCCAGTGGCGCAACAGCCGCACGCCGTACCTCGTCGGCATCATGGACGCGCTCTCCGGCATGTCGAGCAACGTCACGCGTTACGCGCACGACGATCAGCGACCGTTCGACAACAGTTGGGTCGTGATCGTCGGCCTGCAGAAAGGGCACCAGCTCGGTGGCTCGGCACTCGGCGAGAACTTCATCGGTCGCAGCATTACTACAGCGGCAGGCAACATCCTCTGCGTGTTCGCGACGAAGGATGACGCAGAGAAGTGGGAAATGGATCGCTTCGAACCGATGCGGCTCGCGACGCGTGCGCTGCGTCGACGCGTGAAGGACTCGATCCGGAAGAACAGCGCGAACACCAAGCTGCGCAAGCGCTATCCCGGCGGCATGATGAACCTCGTGAGTGCGACCCGCGCAGGTCGCCTCAAGTCAACGACGGTTCGTTATGCGTTGCTCGAGGAGGTCGACGAGTACGAGCTCAACGTCGACGGACAGGGCAATCCGATCGACCTTGCGGTCAATCGGACAAGCAACTTTGGCCGCCGGGCGAAGGTGTTCGCGAACAGCACGCCGACGATCAAGCGTCGGTCGCAGATCGAGAAGCTGTACGAGCAAGGAGATCAACGCCGGTACTTCGTGCCGTGTCCACATTGCGGGCACCCGCAGTTCTTCGACTGGCACAAGGGGATGAAGTACACGTCTGGCGAGCCGGAAACCGTGCGCTACTACTGCGAATCCTGCGGTGCCGGCGGTCGCGAGCACGAGTGGAAGCGGGGGTATGACAACGCGTATTGGATGCCGACCGCAAAGGGCGACGGTAAGACCGCCAGCTTCCATCTCAGCGCCATCTATGCGCCGCTCGGCTGGCGGCCGTGGGTCGAGATGGCGGCCGATCACGAAGCTGGCAACCTGGACGTCGAGAAGAAGATCGCGTTCTTGAACAACGGGCTTGCTGAGACGTACGAGGACAAGGCCGCCGAGATGAAATGGCAGACCATCAAGCGTCGTGCGCAGCCTTACAAGTTGCGCACGATTCCGCTCGGTTGTCTCGTCCTGACTGCGGCAGTCGACACGCAGAACGACCGTCTCGAGGTCGAGATCGGCGGCTGGGGGCGGGGAATGCGCAATTGGACAATCGATCATGTCGTGTTGCGTGGAGATCCTGCGACGAAAGCTCCGTGGGAGGCGCTCGACAAGCTGCTCGAGATGCCGATCGTCAACGCATTCGGCGTGCCGATGCGCATCGAGCTGTGCGCGGTCGACTCCGGCGGCGGCCGTACGCAGGACGTGTACGACTACTGTCGGCTTCGCAAGCACCGTGGCGTGTTCGCGATCAAGGGCGCGCGTGACAAGCACAAACCCATCATCGGCCGACCGACCGATCAGGACGTGATGAAGAACGGCCGAACACACAAGGGCGGAGTGCAGCTTTGGCCGGTCGGCACCGACACGGCGAAGTCGCGGATCTACAGCGCGTTGTCGCGTGACGAGGAGCTCGAGGTAGCCGATCAGCAGATGCTGTTTTCAACGGATCTCGAAGACGAGTACTTCGAGCAACTGTGCGCCGAGGCGTACAACGCAGCGAAGGATCGGTGGGACAAGCTCCGCAAGCGCAATGAGGCGCTCGATTTGAAGGTCTACAACCTTGCGTGTGCGTACCACCCGAAGCTGCGTCTCAATGCGTTTCAGGAAGCCGATTGGGCGGCTGTCGAGGCCGTGGTTGAGCCGCGTGTTCGCGATTTGTTTGCGGAACCTGCTGCGGAGGTCGAGCCCGATAGCGTTCGGGCTGCGAGCGATACGGAATCGGATGCCGGTGACCCGGCGCTTGAGCAGCATGAGGTCGAAGCGGCTGTTATAGAAGTTGAACCCGTCGTATCCGCTCTCGAACCAGTGGAGCCGGAGCCTCGTCCGAACGCAACCGGATGGGTGCCGCGACGCGATAACTGGTTGACGCGTAGGTAGCTATGGCATTCACACAAAACGATCTGATCGCCGTCGAACGGGCCATCGCGAGCGGAGCGCTCACGGTCGAATACAACGGCAAGAAGACGACGTTTCGCAGCATCGCCGACCTGCTCGCTGCGCGCGATCTGATCAAGGCTGACGTCGACGCGGCGAGCGGCGGTCAACGTCGGCCGCGATCGAGCATCGCCATCATCGAGCGCTTCTGACATGCGAGCGAACATTCTCGAGAAGATGATTGCGGTCGTCTCGCCAGTCTGGGGCGTGCGGCGTGCGCAGGCGCGTATGGCGCTCGATGCTGTTCGCGGCTTCGATGGCGCGAAGCGCGGTCCCCGCGCTGTCGGCTGGCGCGCAAGCGGTGCCAGTGCGTCCGCCGAGCTTGCGCCCGCGTTGGCGACGCTGCGTAACCGTTCGAGGGATCTCGTCCGGAACAACGGGTACATCAAGCATGCATTGAACGTAAAGGTCGCAAACCTGATCGGGACCGGCATTCGCGCGAAATTCGACAATAAGGTGCTGCAGAAGATGTGGAAGCGCTGGATCAAGGAATGTGACGCGGCTGGTTTACTCGATTTCAATGGCATTCAGGCACAGTGCTATCGGGCGATGGACGAGGCCGGCGAGGTTTTCGTTCGCTTCCGCACGCGCTTTCCTGACGACGGCCTCGAGGTGCCGCTGCAACTGCAGGTGCTCGAGGCAGAGTATCTGGACAGCACCAAGACGGGACCGACGAATACCGGGGGCTTCGTAATAACTGGCGTGCAGTTCGATGCGATCGGTCGCCGCGTCGGCTACTGGTTTTTCGATCGGCATCCCGGCGAGATCGCTTTGGTGCCGCGTGACATGCAAAGCCACTTTGTGCCGGCGTCTGAGGTCATTCACCTGTTCGATGCGATCAAGCGCCCCGGATCGGTGCGAGGCTTCCCGGAGTTCTCCACGTCCATCTGGAAGGTGCGTGATCTCGACGAGTATCAGGATGCAGAACTGGTCCGGAAAAAGATCGAGGCATGCTTTGCAGCCTTCGTCAAGACGAACGATGAAAGCTATCAACCCGGCCGTCCCGTGGCGGTCGCAGGGGCGAAGCAGGATGCGCCGCGCGTCGAGGCGTTGTCGCCGGGGATGATCGAATACCTGCGCAATGGAGAGGAGATCCAGTTCGCTGCGCCCGCCGCGAGCGACGGATACGAAGAGCATGTGCGCATTGAGCTGCGCGCGATCGCGGCGGGATGCGATATCACGTACGAGCAACTGACGGGCGATTACTCGCAGGTCAACTTCACCAGCGGGCGCATGGGAAAGATGGAGTTCAAACGGATCATGGAGCAGCGGCAATGGTTGATCGTGATCCCGATGCTCTGCGAACGCGTCGCGATGCGTTTCGTGTCGACCGCATTCCTTGCGGGCAAGACGAAGCTTGCCACGTGTGACGTCACATGGACGCCGGAGCGGATCGAATTTATCGACCCCGCTCGCGAAGCAAACGGGTTGATCGCGCTGATTGAGGCTCGACTCAAGAGCCGGAAGCAGGGGATTCGCGAGCTCGGCGACGACCCGGAGGAAGTCGACGAAGAGATCGCGGCCGATCCGCTCAACGCAAGCGAGCTGCTGCCCGGCGGCCGAAGTAGCGGAACCGGCGCGACGAGGTCATCGCCCGAGGCCCGATCACGCACGTTTTCCACCCACAAGCGCCCGCGTAAGCGGGCGTTTTCATTTGGAGGCAAGCATGCCCCGTAGCACTAATAGCCCGATGAGTCCGCAGGCGCGGGGCACGTCGATGCCGCTCATGTCGCGCCTGATGCCGGTCTCTTCGTTCAATGCGGAGGCTAGAACGGTCGAGGTGACGTGGACGGCCGGCGCACAGGTGATGCGTTACGACTGGATGCGCGACCGGCCGTATCTCGAAGAGCTCAGCACCGCGCCGGGGGCCGTTCGCATGGACCGGCTGTCGTCTGGCACGGCACCGGTCATCAACAACCATGAGCGCTGGCGAGGGCTGGATGGGGTGCTCGGCGTCGTGCAAGCGGCCGATCTCGACTCCGCTGCCGGGACCGGCTCGGCAACTCTGCGCTTTTCGCGTCGCGACACGGCTGAACCGTACTTTCAGGATGTTCAGGACGGGATTCTCCGAAATGTCTCCGTCGGCTATCGAACGTACCGCATCGAGATGATCCAGCCCGGTCAAGAGGGCAATGAGATGTGGATCTACCGCGCGGTCGATTGGGAGCCGACGGAGATCTCTGTTGTCGACATCAACGCGGACGCGGGATCGACGACGCGGAATGACCCGAGCCAACCGTTCACAGGGCAGATCCCGACGTTTCCATGCGAGTTCGTCGAGCGCGGCGCAGCAGTACAACCTACCGGGGCGGCTGCCCCGTTGATCAATCAAGGAGCAGAGACGCAAATGCATGTTCAAGACAACACTCGTACCCAATCGACGCCCGTTCAAGCCCCGACGCAGGCATCCGACAACGTCACTACGACGTCGTCGGCCGACAACGCACGTGCTGAAGGCGAACGCGCCGAACGTCAACGCATCATCGACATCGGCGCGGCCGTTCGTGCGAGCACGCTTGACGGTCAGCAAGCGCTGATCGACGGCTTCATCGAGCGCGGCATCGGTATCGACGCCGTGCGCGCCGAAGTGCTGCGCATGCAAGCCGAGCGCTCGAACGCATCGAACATTCGCGGTCAGGCGAACATCCAGACGGTCAGCGACGAGACGGACGTACGCCGTGCCGCGATGACCGATGCGCTGATGCACCGCCTCAACCCGCGCCACACGCTCACCGACGCGGCTTGCCAGTATCGTGGCATGACGTTGCGCGAGCTGTGCCGCGTTGGTCTCGAGGCGGCGCACATCGACACTCGCGGCATGGACGTTCGCGCACTCGCCGGTGTCGCTCTCGGCATGGGGGAGCGCGGCGGCTACCACACGACGTCGGATCTGCCGGTCGTGTTCGGCAACGTGATCAATCGCACGTTGCGCGACGCGTACACCGCCGCGCCGCGTTCGTTCTCTGCATGGGCACGTCAGGGTGTCCTGACCGATTTCCGGGCGGCTACCCGCGTGATGGTCGACGGTAACCTGAAGCTCGAGAAGGTGAACGAGGCCGGCGAATACAAAACCGGAACGCTGGTCGACGCTGGTGAAGTGATCCAGTTGGGCACGTACGGCAAGGTAATTAGCTTCACGCGTCAGATGATCATCAACGACGATCTGTCGGCGCTCGAGCGCGTACCTCTGTTTTTCGGCCGCGCCGCAGCGAACCTCGAATCCGATCTCGTCTACAGCGCTCTTACCGGCGGCGGCAAGATGTCCGACGGTAAGCCGTTGTTCGACGCGGCGCATAACAACGTCGGAACGGCCGCCGCGATCAGCATCGACTCGCTGTCCGAAGCCCGCAAGATGATGCGCACGCAGAAGGCACCGGGTGATGACTCGGTCGTGAACGTCACGCCCAAGTTTTTGCTCGTGCCGGCCGCGCTCGAAACGGTCGCCGGTCAGTATACGAGCAACCAGTACACGCCGACCGTCGCCAAGGAACAGAACCCGTTCTACGGCGTCCTGACGCCCGTGGTTGAACCTCGTCTCGATGCGCTCAGTTCGACGGCATGGTATCTCGCGGCCGACCCGGCAACGATCGACACGGTCGAGTTCTGTTACCTCGAAGGCGAGCAGGGGCTGTACACGGAGCAGTCGCTCGACTTCGATGTCGACGGCCTGAAGGTGAAAGCCCGGCTCGACTTCGCGGCGAAGGCAGTCGACCATCGCGGCTTGTTCCGCAACGCAGGCAAGTAACTTTCGCGGCGGCGTTCGCCATGTGCGCTGCCGTGTCCATCGTTCAATTCAACTGGAGTACATCTATGCGCAACTACATTCAAGATGGTGACATCCTCACCGTGACGCTGACGAAGGCCGTCGCGTCCGGCGATCTCGTCCTGCTCGGCTCGTCGAAAACGCCGGCTGTCGCGTATGGTTCGTACGCGGCGAATGTGCCGGGTGAATACGCACTCGACGGGGTGTTCGAGCTTCCGGCAGTGGCGGCCGATGCCGCAGTCGTCGGCGACCTGGCGTACTTCGACGAGGCGACCAGCAACGTGACGGCGAAGGTTGATGGCGCAACCCCGATCGGCATCTATGCGGACACGAAGGCAGCGAACGTCGGCCGCGCGCGCGTGCGTCTGCTGCGGACGCAGTGACGATGTACAACCCATCCGTAATCTGGGCGGCGATCGGGGCCGTCGGGATGCTGAAGACGGCGATCATCGAAGAGTCGGGGGCCGAGCTGCAGGTTGGGTTATTCGCCCCCGAAGAGATCGATCTGGACGGCCGTGTCACGGTATCGCGTCATCGAATCGAGTATCAGACCGCAGACGCCCCGGATCTGCGTCGCAGCATCATCGTCGTGATCGACAGCGTTCGCTACTCGATCTACCGGCCACCGCGACGTACCGATGATGGCTTTTTTTCGGTCGCCGAGCTCGAGGTAAAACAATGACGACTCTTCGCGAGCGCTTCATCGAGCAGTTGATGGCCGCGTTGTCGGCCGACGAAAGCCTGCGCGACAAGGGCGTCGTGATTGAGCGTTCGCTCTTCGCCGCGTTCGCGAGCAGCGAGCCGCGCGTCATCGTCGTGCATCGCGGATCGGATCCGGTGGTCGAGGAGAACATCGGCGTGACGACCCGCGAGTGTGGGGTGGCGGTTTCGGCCGTCGTCCATGCCGACGCGCCGGATCGCGAGGCCGACGTGATGTTCGAGGTCGTGCATCCGATCGTGATGGCATTTCAGGCCGATGGGTTGGTCGGCGTGCGCGAGGCCGGCACCGACGAGCCGCAGGCGGGTGATGCCGAGGGCGGTGTCGGCGTTGTGACGATGCGGTATCTCTTTCTTTACCAGACGCGCGCCGGTCACCTCGATTGAGGTCGCGGCGGCGCATTGACAGGAGTTGAAATGGGAAGCCCCAAATCAATGCGAAATTCCGTCGTACTGGCCGCGCTGCAAACTGCGGTCGGTACGCCGGCCGTGCCGAAAGGCGCGACGGATGCGATCCTTGTAAGCAATCCGTCGGCGAAGCCGATTTCCGCTGAGTACACCGGCCGGGATCTGGTGCGTCCGTACTTCGGGAGCAGCGAGCAGCTTCCGGCCGGCGCTCACGCCGAGCTGGATTTCGAAGTCGAGGTTGCCGGTTCCGGCACGGCGGGGGTTGCGCCAGCATGGGGCCGGCTACTCGTGGCGTGCAATTTCGCCGAGACCGTGACTGACAAGGTCGACGTGAAGTATCGTCCGGTCAGCACGGCTGTCCAGACGCCGTTGACGCTGTACTACTACCTCGACGGGCTGCTGCACAAGCTGACGGACGCGCGCGGGACGGTGTCGTGGGATTTCACCGTCAAGCAGATCCCGAAGATGAAGTTTCACTTCATGGGCGTCTACAACCCGGTCATCGACTCGCCGCTTCCGGCTGACACGGATTTCTCCAAATTTCTGCGACCGAAGCTTGCGAGCACCGAGGCGACCACGTGGGCAATGCACGGCTACACCGGGCCGCTGCAAGCGTTGTCGCTCGATCTGGCTAACTCCCTCACGTGGGCGGCGCTGATCGGCTATGAGGGCGCGGAGATCAACGACCGGCAGCCGACGGGGAAGATCACGATGCAGCTCGGTTCGGTGGCCGACAAGAACTGGTGGCAGTCGGTCAAGGATGCTACGACCGGTGCGCTCACCATCACGCAGGGCAACGTGCCCGGCAACATTGTCCAGTTCGACGCCCCGAAGGTGCAATTGACCGATCCGTCGTACTCGGATCAGGACAAGAAGGTGATGCTCGACGCCACGCTGACGATCAACCCGGATCGCGGCAATGACGAGCTGGTGATCACCGTAAAGTAACTTTTCGAAAGCCGAATCAACGGCCGCGTGAAGCGGCCGCTTCTATTTGCGAGGCCGTATGTCTTACTGTCTGACCAAAGCACCGACCTTCACGATGAAGGTGACCGTCGTGGAGCCGGGTACGAGCTCGAGCGGCGACGTGGAAACCCATGAATTCGTCGCCGTGTTCAAGCGGATCTCGATGACCGAGTGGGACGAGATGCGTGCGTCCGGCCGTGCCGATCAGTCGATCATCGCAGACCTTCTCGTCGGGTGGCACGGCCTCGTCGACGCTACGGGCAACGATGTGCCCTTCACGAGCGAGACGCGCGATGCGCTGTTGTCCATTCCGCACGCTCTGCGCGGTACGGTCGTGGCGTTCATGACGGGTGCTTCGGGGGCTGGCCTAAAAAACTGATCGACGCGGCACGGCATTGGGCCGGTGCGTCGTCGACTGCACCAACCGTTGACCGTGGCGTTGTAGAGGCACTGGCCGCGTTCGGCGCACGTCCGGTCGATCTCGAGGCGGCAGCCTCGCAGGCGGCGGATTCGGCGTTCGAGGTCTACCCGGAGAACTGGAACGCCGTGCGGGCTTTCGTCGCAATGACGACCCAATGGCGCGTGACCGGGATTTCGGGGTTCGGTGGCGCGTCGATGCTGCATACCGGCCTCGACTATTCCGCGCTCGAGTCAGTGTTCCGATTGCTCGGTGTGAAGCGCAAACGCCGTGCCGCGTTGTTTCAGCAGATCAGGGTCATGGAAGAGGCGGCGCTCGAAGTGCTGCTCAGCGATTGACCCGAGGTAGTGGGGAAGGCGACATGAAGGGAACAAGCGGAAACTTGGGCCAGCTCGTCGTACAGTTGACGATGGATCCCGCGACGTATCGCGCGAGCCTGCGAACGGCGGAGAACGACACGAAGGCGTTCTCCGATGCCGTCGACAAGTCGGCGCAAAAGGCCGGACAGTCGATGCACAGTGTTGGCGTCCATACGGCAGGTGCGCGACGCGAGTTGATGGTGATGGCGCATGAGGTGGTCACCGGAAGCTGGAAGAACCTCGCCGGCTCTGCAATGGTGTTTGCGGAACAGATCGACCTTATGTCGGTCGCGTTGAGCCCGGTGGGGTTGGCCGTTGGAGCGGTCGCAGCGACGATCGGGACGTTCGCGGTCGGGATCTACAAGGGTGCGCAAGAGGTCAGCACGTTCAACAAGTCGATCCAGCTCACCGGCAATTACGCGGGCATGACGACGAGCAGCATCGCGGCGATGTCGGTTGCTGTAGCCGACGCGACGCACGCGAGCGTGGGATCTGCTCGGCAAAGCGTTCAGGCACTTGTGTCGACAGGGCAGATCGCTGGGGAAGCGCTACAGGTGCTCGGGCAAAGCATGATCCGCCAGCATGAACTGACGGGGGCCAGCCTGGATGATCTCGCGAAGGACTACGCGAGGATGCCCGAGGGGGTGGCGAAATGGGCCGAAGAGCACAACCGCAGCATGCACTTCATGACCACCGCGCAGTACGAGCATATTCGAGCGATCGAGGAAACTGGCGATCGCCAGAAGGCAATGCTCGAAACGGCGAAGCTGTTGGACGCGCATCTGCGCGGCGAATCGCTGTCGAATCTCGGGGCGCTCGAGCGCGCGTGGCGCGGGGTCGGTAGTGCGATCGACGGGGCATGGGAGTGGCTGAAGTCAATCGGTAAGGCCGAGACCACTGCGGAGCGCGTCGCGGCCGCAAAGGCCGATCTGCGGCACGTTGAGGACGCTGCACGCTCGGGCACTGTCGCAATGCGGCCGGGGGCTATGGACGCTGCCCGCGCGCGATTGGCGGAGGCGGAGAAGGCGGCGGCAGATGAGGCCGCAGCAGCGAAGAAAAAGTCGGACGACGCGCGGACGCAAGAGGCCGGTATCGCGGCTTCCGATTACCTCAAGCGGCTCCGGGACGAAGCGCGCGGCATTTCGCGCGTCAACGAGGCGCTCGACGATTACAAGCGCAAGGTTGCGGATTACAACAAGGCGAATCCGGAGAATAAGGTGTCAGCCGGCCAGATGGCCGCGGACATGGCCGAGATCCGGAAAAAGTACGCCGACCGTTCCGGTGCGTCGGACGCGAACCGGATACGAAAGAGCCTACTCGACGCGGCGCTGCAGGAGACGAAGAACAGCCTCGAGCTGATTCAGAACGCTCACAAGAACTCTGACGATCAACTGCAGGCGTTGCACAAAGCAACTTTGATCTCGGATCACGCGTTCTACTCGGCTCAGATTGCGCTGGCGGACGACAGTGCCGCGAAGAAGATCGCTGCGTACGAACGCGAGAAGAAAACGCTTCAGTCGGCTTACTGGAAGGCCCCCGCCGACGAGCGCATCCGGCTTACGAAGGAGATCGGCGAGGTCGACACGAAAATCTCGAAGGTCCGCGAGGAGAATGCGTCGCGCGATCTCGTGCTTTTGACGCAGCAAGAGGATGCGCAACGTCGGTACCTGAAGTCGATCTCGGACACGCGTGATGCGCTGTTGGCGCAGGCAGGTGTATCGGTGCCGCGCGCGATGCACGAGTACGACGATCGCAATCGCGGGGCGCTGCTGCAGGCGGCGTCGACGGGCGACGTGCAAGGCGCTGCGTTCATCGAGCAAAACCGGCAGCTCACGAAGCTGTCGGCGCAGTACAACGACATTATTGCGCAGGCGAGCAGCGTGCAGCGGAAAATCTCCCTCGATCAGCAGGAGGGGCTGACTGGCTGGATCGATGGGCTCTCGCAGTTGCGCGCGAATTCTGCCGACACGGTCGCGTCGTTGCAGGCCCTGTACGACGAAGTCAATCGGCTGTCGTGGCAGACGACGGACGAGGGCGTGTTGCGCAGTCTCGATGTCATGCGCGACCGCATCCGGCAATCGATGGTCGATAGCTCGAACTATCTGAAGGAATTTACCGACGCCGGCCGTAGCGCCTTCAGCGGTCTGTTTCAGGACATCGCCGCCGGCACCAAGACGCCGGCCGAGGCCGTCCGTTCGATGGTCATCAGCATGCTTGGATCGTTCGCGCAGCTCTTCGCGAACAAGGCATACACCGGGTTGATGGGCATGCTTTTCGATGGGGCGCTGTCGAGTGCCGGTGGGATGGGGGGCAGCGCATACGGGTTCACGGCGCTGTCGTCGATCGCTGGCAGCGGGGCGCTGTTTGGCGTTGGTGCCGGCATGAAATTCGCGGGCGGTGGATTGATCAGCGGTCCCGGCACGGGGACGAGCGACAGTATTCTCGCGCGTGTATCGAACCGGGAATTCATCGTTCGCGCGGACGTCGTTTCGCAGCCCGGCGTGCTGCCGTTGCTTGAGGATCTGAACAACGGTCGCGGCTTATCGCGGCTCGCGAGTTTTGCACGAGGGGGGCTTGTCTCCCGGTGGCGTGCGGCGGGCGGCGACTACTCCGACGTCGGGCTCAATCTGTCTGTGTCGGCACCCGTCTACGTCCAGTCCGGTGACGAGGAGCAATCGACGCAGTCGTCGACGAGTGCGGCTCAGGCGCTTGCGGATGGATTGAAACAGAAGATGCGCGCGCTCGTGCTCGGCGAGACGCGTCCAGGCGGAATCATTTACTCATTCGTGAAAAATGGCAGATGAAATTTTCGCATGGCCGGTTCGGACTGGCGACGCCGGGCAAATCGACTTCAAGGTGAGAGTCGCTCCGTTCGGCGACGGGTATCAGCAGCGCGTTGGTGATGGCATCAACACCAAGCGTGCGAAGTGGCCGATTACGGTGATAGGCGCGCTGGAGGAGATTCAGCCGATCATGGATTTTCTTGATCGGCACGCCGGGGTCAAATCGTTCCTGTGGACACCGCCCGTCGGTACACCGAGACGGTATGCGTGCGCTTCGTATACGTCGCGGCGTGGCGCAGGAAGCATAGTAACTTTGAACGCGACATTCGAAGAGACATTCGGAGCTTAATATGGGCCAACTTGAAAAGATCGATCTCGGGGCCGAGGGGACGGGGATCGGCGGTGATTCGCCGCGCAGTGCCAATGAACGTATGAACCGGAATGTCGACGTTCTATCGCATCAGCTACCCGTGCAGTCCGCCGCGACTATCACGTCTTCCCAGACACTAACTGCTGACCACATTGGTAAGCGGATCAGCGTGAACTTCGCAGTCGAAGGTGGCGTGATAAAGATGCGGCGGGCGGCAACATGCGAACCTGACTCTGTCGTGTGGATTGTGAATGTCGGCACAAAGGTGTTCTGGATCGGCGTGGATGACAATTCCGGCGACAGCATTGCTCTCCGGTCGTTGAATCCCGGCGAAGCTGCAGTTTTCGATACCGACGGTGTGCGTGCGTGGCGGGTGCTCTTGCGAGGGAGGGCATGGGCCGGCGACGAAAACGTCGGCGGCAAGCTAACGGTTGGCGGCGATCTATCGGTAGCAAGCCAGAACGACGAAGGGCACCTCTGGCTCGGCAAGATGCCCGGCTATTTCTATGGAAATAGCGGGTCGGTGGGGTGGTGGTCTTCGGATGCCGGAGGATCGTACCAGTACCTGCTCAGCGACCATACGTTTCGTGTCAACGGCGAGGTAGTCGCTGTGTGCGACAAGGGGAACGCCCTTCGATTCGACTGGGGGAAGAAGACAGCTGGCCAGCTCGGGGCGACGGTCGACGGCAAATACCTCGGCTATCTTTGGCACAGCGGCAATCTTGGACAACCGATGACGCTCGACACGCCGCAGTACGTCGGGTCGAAGAAGACGTTCACCCAGGGGCAGGAAATTGCGATGACCCCTACGGGGCTACACACCCAAGCGAACATGTATCTGAATGGCATGGGGGGCTTGAGCTGCCTCGGTTTCTCGGGGCAGAACAATACCGTCGGCGCGCAACTCAGGGTTTCGAGCAATACGGCGGTTGCCGAATTGCAGTGCATCAACTACAACGCGACCTCGTTCGGCGTGTTGTCGGCGTCGAATTTCAACCAGGCGTCGGATCGCGCTTTCAAGTCCGACATCAGGACACTCGAAAACGTAATGGCGCGGCTGCGCGATAAGCGGGGCGTGACGTATCTGACAAAGAGCAGTCCGGAGGCGGGGCGACAGGCGGGCGTCATTGCGAACGAGTGGTCGGATTTTCCGGAACTACTCGGCGAAGGACCTGAGATCGATGAGGACGGTGATTTCATCGTGCATCAGTACGACGAAAGCGGCAAGGAGATTTTCGGCGCGAGCGGACAGCCGAAGGGGCGGCCGTCGCTCACCTTTCGGTACACGAACGCCGTCGGTGTGCTGTTGGCAGGCTTGCTTGAGACGGACGCGGCGTTGCAAGACGCGATCAGGCGGATTGCGGAATTGGAGGCGGCGAAGTGAGCATAACGGCAGACGTCCAGCAGCTCGAGCCGGGCAGGCTAATCGAGCTATTCGAACTGGATGCAACGGAGATCGGTGGTCAGGTCGCATACTTTCACGCGCACCGGCAGGCGGGGTCAATTGTGTGGCGTGGAGTTGCATATTCACCTTGGCCGATCGTCGCAGAGGGGTTCGAGCGAACGAGCGCGGGACGGCAGCCCGTGCCGACACTCAAGGTCGGGAATGTTGACGGGTCGATTTCGTCGCTGTGCCTCGCACTCGCCGATCTTGTGGGGGCAAAAATCACCCGGCGTAGAACGCTGACCAAGTATCTCGATGCGACGAATTTTCCGAATGGTCAGAACCCGTCTGCAGATCCGAATGAGGAAATGCCTCTTGAGGTGTGGCTAATCGAGCGAAAGTCACACGAGGACAATGAATCGGTCGAGTTCGAGTTATCGTCTCCGCTGGATTTCGACGGCGAGCAACTTCCTCGCCGACAGATCATCCCGAACCTGTGTATCTGGCTCTATCGCGGCCCGGAGTGTGGATATACCGGTGGGCCGTGCGCCGACGCGAACGACGCTCCGACCGACGATCCTGCCAAGGACCGCTGCAGCCAAAGCCTACGTGGCTGCAAGCTTCGCTACGGCGTCAACAATCCGCTGCCCTACGGCGGCTTTCCTGCTGCGGGCCTCGTCCGCACCTGAACCTATGCAAAAAGCTACTTTGGACGCGATCCGCGCGCACGCGGTTCGCGTGTATCCGCGCGAGTGTTGCGGTCTGTTGATCATCGAGCGGGGGCGCGAGCGCTACGTGGAAGGTAGTAATTCCGCAGTTGGTAGCGAACATTGCCGGTTGCCTGCGGACGAGTATGCGGCAGCCGAGGATCGGGGTGCCGTTGTCGGTTTCGTGCATTCGCATCCCGACGACTCTGCGCAGCCGTCTGAAGCGGACCGATCAGCCTGCGAAGGGTCTGGGTTGCCGTGGCACATCGTCGAAGTGCGGCGCGGTGATGACGGCGTCGTGAGATCGGGCGTGCTCGTGACCGTCGAGCCGGTCGGGTTTCAGGTGCCGCTCGTGGGCCGGTCTTTCGCGCACGGTGTGCTCGACTGCTACACGCTTGTCCGTGATTGGTATCGCATTGAGCAAGAGATATGGCTTCCCGATTTCGATCGCAGGGATTCGTGGTGGGAGAACGGGGGCGATCTGTACATGCAACATTATCGCGATGCCGGATTTGTCGCATTGCCCGGCTCGGATCCGGTGCCAGAGCGCGGCGATGTCATCTTGATGCAGATCCGCGCTCCGGTTCCGAACCATGCGGGGGTCTACCTTGGTGACGGCACGATGCTGCATCACCTCTACGACCGACTGTCGAGCCGCGACGTGTACGGCGGCTACTGGCGGGAAGTAACCCGCCTCATTCTGAGGTTTGAAGGATGAGTGAGAAAGTTCGACCCATTCGGCTGTACGGCTATCTCGGCGCACGATTCGGCCGCGTGCGCAAGCTTGTCGTTAGCAGCCCAGCTCAGGCAATTCGTGCGCTCTGCGTAATGGTGCCCGGATTCGAGCGTGAGCTGATGGAAAGCCGCGAAAAGGGAATCACGTACGCAGTCTTCGCCGGCCGCCGCAACCTCGGCGTTGGCGATCTCAAGTTTCCGTGCGGTGACGAGGACATTCGTATCGCTCCGATCCTGCAGGGTGCGAAAGCGGGTGGCCTTTTCCAGACTGTCCTGGGTGCCGTCATGGCCGCCGTCGGGTACTACTTCGGTTGGACGGGGATCGGCGCGGTGATCGGCAACATGGGTGTCGCAATGATGGCCGGGGGCATCTCGCAGCTACTTGCGCCGTCGCCTCGCGGTTTGTCTGCAAAGGATAGTCCGCAGAATCAGGCGAGCTATGTGTTCAACGGGCCAGTCAACACGACTGCGCAAGGTGGCCCGGTTCCGGTGCTGTATGGCGAGCTCGAGATCGGATCGGCGGTCGGATCGGCGGGCATTTATGCGGAGGATCAGCTATGAGAGTCGGCGGAATCCGTGATGTCGTCGGTTTTAAGAAAAGCGGCGGAGGCCGTGCGCCGATCGAGGCAAGCGATACGGCGCGGTCGGTTTCCTACGCGCGTGTGCTCGATATCCTGTCGGAAGGCGAAATCGAAGGCCCAGTGAACGGGTTGAAGTCGGTGCTTCTTGACGGCACGCCTTTGGCTGGAGACGACGGCTCGATCAACTTTCCGGGCGCATCCGTTGAGTTCCGGACTGGCTCGCAGGATCAGGACTACATTCCCGGATTTCCGGCCGTCGAGAACGAGATCGGCGTTAGCGTCGAGCTACGCGGTGATACACCGTACTCGCGAGCCGTTACCAACCTCGAGTTGTCCGCTGTTCGCGTACGGTTGTCGACCCCCCAGTTCCAGCGGGTCGATCCGAATACGGGCGACGTGAAGGGCTACCGAGTCGACTACCAAATCGAGATCGCGACGGATGACGGCGCTTACGAGATCGCGCTGAAGGCCGCATTCGATATCAAGGTATCGGGGAAGTACGAGCGGTCGCACCGCGTCAACTTGCCCCCGGCACGGCGTGGTTGGACGGTGCGTATTCGCAGGCTGACGCCGAACGCGAATAGCACGACCATCGCCGACACGACGACGGTGGAATCGGTCACTGAGATCATCGATGCGAAGCTGCGGTATCCGAACACGGCGCTCGCGGGCGTCATGATCGATGCATCGCAGTTTCAGCGCGTGCCGACGCGCTCGTATCACATGCGAGGCCGGCGCGTGCGTATTCCGTCGAACTACGATCCGACGACGCGCGGATACTCGGGAGATTGGGACGGGACATTCAAGGTCGGATACACGAACAACCCCGCGTGGGTGTTCTACGACATGGCGACGCATCCTCGCTACGGCATGGGGCATCGGATCGTAGCGAACCAGTTGGACCGGTATCAGCTCTACAAGATCGCACGCTATTGCGACGAACTCGTGCCCGATGGAAAGGGCGGGCAAGAGCCGCGGATGACGTGCAACGTATATTTGCAGTCACGTGCTGATGCATACAAGGTGCTGGCTGATCTGGCGTCAGTGTTTCGCGGCGTGACCTATTGGTCGGCGTCGCAGATCTGGGCGGTCGCAAACATGCCGGCCGAGCCGGTGTACACGTACACAGCCGGGAATGTGATCGACGGCAAGTTCGTTCGTCAGGGTACCGATCGCAAGACGCGTTACACAGTTGCTTTGGTGTCGTGGGCCGATCCGGCCAATCACTATCAGCAGGCGGTCGAGGCGGTTGAAGACCGCGATGGCAAGCTTCGCTACGGCGTGCGGCAAACGGAGATCACGGCGATTGGTTGCACGTCTCAGGGACAGGCGCAACGCGTCGGGAAGTGGGCGTTGCTCACGTCGCGGATGGAGACGCAAGAAGTCACGTTCTCGGTCGGGCTGGATGGGATTTTCGCCTTGCCGGGACAGATTATTCGCATCGCGGATTCGGCGCTTGCCGGCCGACCAATCAGCGGCCGTGTCCATGCAGTCGCTGGCCGCACCATTACGGTCGACCGTGACGTGAAGGTGAAGCCGGGCGATCGCTTGATCGTGAATCTGCCGAGCGGTCGAAACGAGACCCGGATCGTATATGGGGTGTCGGGGCGCGATGTCACGGTCTCATCGGATTGGTCTGCGTCGCCGCAGCCCGAAGCAGTGTGGGCGGTAGAGAGTGACGACTTGGCAGTGCCGATGTATCAAGTCGTGTCGGTGGCGGAGCGGACAGACGATCAGTCACTGCGTTTCGAGATCACGGTCGTTCAGCACGAACCCGGCAAGTTTGACAACGTCGACTTTGGAACGCGTATCGAGGAGCGGCCAGTGACGGTCATTCCGCCGTCTATCCAGCCGCCGCCGGCAAACGTCCGCCTGAGCTCATATTCGCGGATCGATCAAGGTGCTGCATCGACGATCATGGTCGTGGCGTGGGATGCGGTGCAGGGGGCGGTTCAATACGAGGTGCACTGGCGCAAGGACAATGGCGACTGGAACTTTGCGGGCCGCACGGGTTCAGTGAATGCCGACGTACCGGGCATTTACGCGGGGGCCTATATGGCGCGGGTCGTGGCGATCAACGCGATGAACGTGCCTTCGTTGCCGGCGTTCAGTGCGTTGACCAACATGCAGGGCAAGACGACACCCCCGCCGGGCGTTACGTTTTTGCGTGCGACGTCGCAGATCATGGGAATCGGGTTGGAATGGGGCTTTCCGGAGGGGGCGCTTGACACGCAGCGCACCGAGCTGTGGTACTCCACGACGTCGGATCGCAGTACTGCGAAGAAGCTGGGCGATTTTGCCTTTCCGCAGCATCTGTACACGATGGACGGCCTGCACGCCGGAGCGTCGTTTTTCTTTTGGGCGCGGCTCGTCGATCGCTCCGGTAATGTCGGGCCGTGGTATCCGGATGGGGTGGGGGTGAATGGGCAGTCGAGCTCCGATGCAACAGCGATTCTCGACTACCTAAAAGGGGAGATCGGGAAGGAGGAGCTGACGAAAGAGCTGCAGTCCGAGATCAAGGGCGCCACCGATTTTATCGGCGACGCCAAACAGCAGCTCGAGCAGCTCGCGGAAGCAGTGGGTGATGTGAAGTCGAACGTCGAGCGTGTCGACGGTGTCGTGGCGCAGTGGTCGCCGGAATGGGCGGGGGCGACCGACGGATATGCGGGAGACACGAAGAAACTGGCCGGCGTTTGGACGCAGTGGTCGGCGCTGACCGACAAGATCTCGGCGCTCGCTCGGCGCGTGGATCGAGTCGCGTCCGTGGCGGGCGAATCGGCCGCCCAGGTAAGAGTCGAGCAGATCACGCGTGTCGATGAAAATACGGCGATGGCGCAACGGATCGAGACGACGGAGGCAAGCGTTGGAACTGTAAGCGCGGCGGTTCAAGAAAATTCGCAAGCAATCGCGAGCGTCGACGGGCGCGTGAAGGCGTATTACACCTTGAAGGTGCAGGCGGCCGTCGGCGGCGGCATGTATGTCGCGGGCATGTCGGTAGGCATCGACAATAACAATGGCGTCACGCAATCGCAGATCTTGTTTCAGGCGGACCGCTTCGGGCTTCTGAGCTTGGCAAACGGAAGCTGGTACACGCCGTTCGTCATCGAGAACGGAGAAGTTTTCATTAATCGAGGCTTCATCGGAAAGGGGTGGATCACGAACCTCATGATCGGGGATGTGATTCAGAGCAACGACTACGTAGCAGGCCAGCGAGGTTGGCGGATCGACAAAAACGGCTCGATTGAGATGAACGACGCCGATGGTGGCGGCCGAACAGTAATCAATCGATTCGGCGGTCAAGTGTATGGGCCAAACGGTGGCCTGCTTGTCCGTTGGGGGAGGTGGTAATGCCGGCTGGACTGCAGATCTTTGATGCGAATGGTCGATTGCTTCTCGATGGGACGACGCGATGCGGACGCCTGCGCGGGATGTGCAGGATTGTCGGGGCGGATGGCAGCGAGTCCGCTGATCTGTCTGGAGGGGAGCCGTTCTGGGCGTTCATGCCTGATTGGCTGTTTAAACACATTTCGATGAAGGCCCCCGTGCCGAACATCGAGATTAACGCGAGCGGCGTGCGTTGGTGGTATAGCACGGAAGGCGGGGCCGATTATCGTACGCCGGTTTTTGGTTGGCTGATCTACGGGGTATTTTGATGAAGGCGGGCTTTCAGGCGTTTACGGATAGTGGCGTTTTTCAGATCGATGGTCTGACGCCGAATTACCAACTAGTTCAGCGGCTTGAGGCGGTATCGCAGTGGATCACGGTGGACACGGTTCGCAACAATAAGGATATTCAATATCAAGGTAGGTATTGGGTTTGTTCATTCACATTCTCTGCGGATCGACCTTTATACGCATTTTCTGCTGACTCTGGCGTTGGGGTTTCACTTTGGGATGCGATGGGATCAGATGATGGGCGAACCTATACCGTTCGGTTTATCACGGAGATTCAAGCGACTGTTCGATTGTTCGTTTTCTCGAACGTGCCAGCGACCGGGAGTCGTTACGGATTGCAAGTTTTTAGTCCGAATGGAACGTTGATCGCGGATGCCGCTAGTCCCTTTTATCGTGTTCTCGACGTCATCGAGGAGAGGTACTTGGGAGACACGGGGTGGGCGGTCATTGGTTCGCCCAATCCTCCGTGGTATCAGCGTGCATACGGGCGGCCTGTGCTCATTTCTGGACTGTGGCCGGCTCACCACATATGGGGGTCATCGAACAGCAATCAGCGACTCTGGGACATTCTAGAGATTGGGACGGTTCGAATCAGTGGGGATGTTGTGTCATGGGGGACACGTGTTTACAACGGAGGGAGAACGCCAAATATCGCAGCATTCAGAGAGTGCTGGCACACGAGATTCATGGTGCTAGATGGAACAGGGATTGTGTAACAGGCCGCCGAGTTTGGCGGCCTTTTCATTAGTGGGGTACGGGGAATAGGAGTCCTAATGCAAGAGCATGAAAAAACCATCTTGGAGTTGATTCTCATGGGCGGATTGATCGGTATCGCGAAGGTGCTGGTCGGCAGCGAGCCGTTGTCGTTTCGGCTCGTGGTCGGCCGTGCCGTATTGGGGTCTGCGACGTCGATGGTCGCAGGCATCGCGCTGTTGCAGATCCCTGATCTGCCGCCGATTGCGCTTCTCGGACTCGGCAGCGCATTCGGTATCGTCGGATCGCAGTATCTCGAGGTGCTGCTACGCAGGAAGGCAAAGCAACTTTTCGGGGAGAAATGAAGATGGCGCGAATCAGTGTCGCTGCTGCCGGTGGAGCGAACCGGATCGCATTTCTAGACATGATAGCCACGAGCGAGCTCAGCTCGGCGCTGCTGGCGAAGTCGGACGACGGATACAACGTGCTGGTCGGATCGACTTCGTCGCGTCCGCTGCTGTTCGCGAGCTACGCGACGCATCCGAATGTACTTAATCGGCAGATCGCTGTTCCGTCGACGGCGGCCGGCCGCTATCAGATCCTCACGCGTTGGTGGCGCATTTATCAAACGCAGATGAAGCTGCCTGATTTTGGGCCGGTATCGCAGGATCGATACGCGCTGCAGCAACTCCGCGAGCGCGGAGCGCTGCCACTGATCGATGCCGGGAGCTTTGTCGAGGCAGTCGCGAAGGTTCGGACGGTATGGGCCAGTCTGACTGGGGCTGGATATGGGCAGCACGAACACGACATCGAATATCTGCTCGCTGCGTACCGCGCGGCAGGCGGGGAGGTAGCGGCATGATCTGGATCGACCCGCGATTCTGGCTCGCGGTGATTGTCGCCATCGTGATCGGCTCGGCGGGCGGCTACTTTAAAGGCCATGACGACGGCGTGCGCACGACAACGCTTGCGGCTCAGAGAGACAAGACAAAGGCCGTCGAGGCCGCGCGTGCTGAGGAACAACGCCGCACTGCGGCTCAGATGGAGATCGCCAAACATGCGTCGAAACAACGTGACCAGGCGCGCGCTGATGCCGCTGCCGCTGCTTCTGCTGCTGACGGGCTGCGCAAGCAGGTTGCCGTGCTCGGCACCGTCGCCTGCCGTCCCGCCGCTTCCGTCGGAAGCGCGCCAGCCGTCGACCCCATCGGAGTGCTTGCCGACGTGCTCGGCCGGATTGACGACCGCGCGGGAGAGTTGGCAAAGGTCGCTGACGAGCGCGGCATCGCCGGCCAACAGTGCGAGCGTAGTTACGACGCGTTGATGGGCGACGCGCGAACCGAGCGGCCGGAATAAGTCGGCAATCGAGGCCGGATGGCCTCGAAAGAAACAGGGCGACCGAGGGAATGTTCGAGCATTGCCCCCGGCCGCCTTTCCACTGAGCGTGCCAGTGAATAGGCCAAGGCCCCGTTTACCTACGTAGGCGGGCCGGATTCTACACCAAGTTTAAAACGGCTTTCACAATGGCAAATCCCATCATTCCATGGATCGGCGGCAAGCGCCGCTTGGCGGACCATCTCATTCCTCGTTTTCCGTCGCATGACTGCTACGTCGAGGTTTTCGCGGGCGGGGCCGCGCTGTACTTCTTGCGTCCGCCGGCGAAGGTTGAGGTCATCAACGATGTCAACGGTGAACTGATCAACCTGTATCGCGTTGTGCAGCATCACCTTGAGGAGTTCGTGCGGCAGTTCAAATGGGCGCTGACGAGCCGACAGGTTTTTGAATGGTTGAAGCTAACAGTCCCGGAAACGCTCACCGATATTCAGCGAGCGGCACGTTTCTACTACCTTCAGAAAAGTTGCTTTGGCGGGAAGCTGGAAGGGCAGACGTTCGGGACGGCGACGACGACGCCGCCCGGTTTGAATCTCCTCCGGATCGAGGAGGAACTGTCAGCGGCGCATTTGCGATTGGCGAATACGTTCGTTGAACGCCTCGATTGGACGACCTGCATCGATCGATACGACCGACCGCACACGTTGTTCTATCTAGATCCGCCGTATTACGAGACGGAGGGGTATGGCGTGACGTTTCCGTTCGCTCAGTACGAAAAGATGGCAGAGCGCCTGCGATCGATCAAGGGACGCGCAATTGTCAGTTTGAACGACCATGCGGAGATTCGGCGTGTGTTCAGCGGATACCACATCGAAACGGTGCCGATTGACTACACAGTCGGGGGCGGTAAGGGAGTTAGCCGGAGCGAACTGATCATATTCAGTTGGGATGACGCTGCGCAGCCGGTCGGGTTGTTCTGAGCTAGGCCGGGGCATTGACCCCGGTTCAATTTCAACGGTTGGTCAGCCGTAATTTTTGTAAAATGAGATCGCGGGGGCATACCAATTCAACTAGTACCTGAGACTTCAATGAAAAAAAAGCTACTTGCAACTTCCTTCATCGCGATTGCGCTGTCGGCCTGCGGTGGTGGTGACGACGCTGCGTCTTCTACGCCGAGCAAATTCGCGATCAAATTGACGTATTCGGGGCTGCCGCTCGTTAGCCAGCAGAAAACAATGCGCATGGCCGCAGTTGACGCTGCATCCGGGATCGCCACGGCTCTGCCGAAATCGGACGGCCAAGCGACGGTCGACGAGCTTCAGAAGAGGTTCAGTGAGGCGGGGACGGGGATTACCGTTTATCCCGGTGTGATAGACGGAACGACGCTTCACCAGATCGTCATGTCGGTGAACAATGGTGTCGGTCCTAGTGCCGACGAGAAACGTAATGCTAAGGTGCCTGTCGTGCAGTCCGAGTGGGTTGTGCTTAATTTCGAGCTGGACGATATGCAAACGGGTCGCAATGATCCGGCTCAGGTTGCAGCATTGGACCAGTTCAAGAGGGATCTGGTTGTGTTTCAAGATCGGCTCTACATCGAGGGCAAGCAGGTCTATAAGATTCTTCCGATTCTTACGTGCGAACTGCCGGCGGGGCAAACGGCTGCGGATGGTTTGAGCGACGTCCTGAAGAGCGTTCCCAACTCGGGTTATCTTCTCGGGTTGCGAGATGCGCCGGATAGATCGCACATGGGCAATGACTGCCGCACCCCCGATCAAGCGACGCGTGATGCTCACATGGCTGCTATCGTGAATCCGGTTGTCGCGAGTTACAACGCAGTCAATCAGCAAGTGAACGACTGTCGAACGAACCCGGCGAGTCGTCCGGAATGGGAGTGCTGGGGCATCGAGCCGGTGAAGAAGTAAATCGGTCGTCTGCTATGCCGAGAACAAGTCGAGCTATACGGTTGCTCGACTTGTCCTCTAAACTTCCGTCGTCATGTCGGAGGTCGTATGGACAAGCCCGAGGTCGATTGGAAAGGGCTCTAAAGAGCGCGCAGTGGTGGGCTGGATGCTGACGGACAAGCGTATTGGTTCACCGCTCCCAATGCGGCGGTTTGGACCGATTTTCGGTTTTCCGATCCGATTCCGGCTCCTCAATTTGGCTACCTTGGGGACTGGCGAACCAGTCTCACTGAGCGATCGGCCTGAACCGGAGCTGGCCCGCCTCCCGCTGGCGGGCCATTTCACGTTTGCATTCTTCGTGTGATGGTAAAGTGCCTCGACCACGCGGTTGTCGTGGGATACGAATAGCGCTTTGAGAGGGCGACGATGGCAAATGAAAATATGCGGCTAAGCGAGGCCGGTTGGGCCGCACTGCGGACTCGGGAACAAGCGGTCATGGCCTATTACAACGATCAGGCGAACAACTGCACCTACGGCGTGGGGACGCTCGCCCATACCGGGCCGTGTACGCCCGAAGAACTGCACCGCCCAGCCACTATCGCGCAGGTCAATGCGCAGCTCGCCGCGCGGGTGAGCCGAGCGGAGGCTCAGGTGCGCAGAACCGTCACGCAGCGGGAACTGACGCAAGCGCAGTTCGATGAACTCGTCAGTTACACCTACAACGCCGGCAATACCGGTGCGTTGGCCGCGTTGCACTCCGCGAACCAGAACAATGACGCCGGAGTCGTGTCGCACATGAATCAGCGCGTCTACGTCCATCCGCGCGATGCCCAAGGGCATCGCCTTCGCCCGATCCGGTCGAACGGACTCGTCAACCGGCGTCGATTGGAAGCCGCCCCGTTTCAACCGCGGGGGGCGCGATGAAGAAGCATTGCCTCTGGTTGCTCATGATGGTGTCGGCGGCCGCGTTTGCTGACCAGTCGCCGGCTGACGAGATCTCGGCGCGCAGCGGGCTGCCGGCGAACGAGGTCAACGCGCTGTTGAGCAATTGCGATTCGAGTCAGACCAGCATGAATTTCTGTGCGTGGCGGGACCAGATCGTCGCCGAGCGCGAGCTGCAGCAGGTCGTCGACAGGCAGATCAGCGAGCATCCGGAGCGCAAGGCCGCACTCGAGGCGAAGATTGCGAAGTGGAAGAAGGCCCGTGATGCTTCGTGCGAGAAGTCGGCGCGGAAGGAGTGGGGCGACGGGTCGATGCGGCCGGCGGCGCAGGCAATTTGTGCGACGGCGGTAACGAAGAAGATGATGAAGAAGCTCTCTGCGATCGCCCCCTCAAGCCGTCCTGATCGCGCCAAGTAG